TATATTTAGACTGCTTTTAGAAGCATCTGTTGTCATCCAAATGTTGTTTTTTAAGCCACTACTTGGCAGGTTTGCACCTAATGAAGTTGCATTTGAATTACCAAAGTGAAAACTATTTCGCTCGAAAGATGCACTCTGGGATAAGTAAAAAAGGTTAACAGACCCAGTAAATGAAGTAGTTATTGAATTGTTATAAAAATTGTAACCTGCCGATCCACCATTTACAAAAATGTATTCGCCCATTGATAAATCCGCATTGCTTTCAAATTTACAAAATTGAATGGTTGGCTTGACATTTGCGTAAATTCCAAACCTTAAATTTTCAAAAACTAAACCATCAACAATTTGCGAAGCACCTGTCGCACTTGTCTGCCCAAAATAAATGGTATGCCCACCTACTAAATTAGTAGTGGTAAACTTTGCTCCATGCCTCGTTAAACTTTTATAAGTTATACCTGAGTCTGTAAGAAATGTTGAACTAGAACTAATGGTGTAAGTGCCGTCCACAAAATAAACTATCCCCCCTGAACCCGCATCTGATTCTGCTGATGCAATGGATGAAAAGGGGTAAGCAGTGTCAGCACTTAACCCGTCTTGCGTGGATGCTCCTCCTGTTGGTGATACATATGAATTTGGCATAATTAAGTTTCCTATTTTTTTTGTTAAACGATTGATCCACCACTGATTAAAAGAGGTGCTGAAAATGCTCCTATGTCAGGGTTATTAAAACCCTGACGGAGTGGTAAACCATTGGGGTCTTTTTCATCCCCGTCCCCCGTGATGACTGAATAATATTTAGAACCACTGAGAATCTCTATGTCAGGTTCTGCAGAGTCTTCTGAGACTGACAACCCTACTGGAATTGCAAACTTACCTGCTGAATTTATAACATTTAAAGTCCCGTCAGCATCTGATGCTAACATCACCGACTTACTCGGATTATCTGTTACTAAAAAGGACTGATTAGGAAATGCTCCAATATGTGGGTTAGTCGTTCCTCTTAATTCTTCGTCACTGACTACCAATGGTTGCCAGGAACTGGAATTATCCCCGTCTGATCGAAGGTATTTGGTAGCATTTTCACCTGTGCTTAATACTGCACTACCTTCAACTGCACTGGATATTCCTGTCAGGTTGGATCCATCTACGGCAGGTAATTGTCCTGAAGCATTTAACTGGACAACATTGTTTGCCTGGTCCCCTGCATCCTTCGTGGATGCAGTGCCCAGGGAACCACTTAGTGTTCCAAGACTAACCTGGGTGGCCCGTAAATTAATTAATCCTTCCAGGGATGTTTTCTCAGTAAACAGACTAACCTGGGTGGCCCGTAAATTGATTAAACCATTTAAAGTTGCCTTGTCGGTTGCCAAACTAACTTGGGTGGCCCGTAAATTGATTAAAGCCTGTAATGCACTTTTATCAGTTGCCAGGCTAATCGATGAAGCACTTCCACTAACATCAGAATTAAAAAGGGATACTACCCCTGTCTTACCTGCTACCGATTGAACGGGGGCCTGGGCCATTAAGTTAGTTAGGGTTACCTTCTTGGTTGTCCCACTGGGAGAACCTGAAGTGATAGTGTCAGAAATATCTGTAACAGGAAAAAAGTCCCCTGAAGCAGGGGTTGTTAAACCCGTCAATTCGCTTATTTTTTTATTTGGCATTTTATTTAATTTTCAAGTTCTAAAAAGTCCCCGTCTTCACAACGCAAAAAGTCATTACCCTCCTCTAGCTCAAGTCCTTTACCTGGACTTGAACCAAGGATTGAGTCAGGCTCAATGTCTCCTATGTGTAAATGTATCCCTAAAGGCATTTTACTTCCGTATTAATAGGCATTTTCCACTTGCCAGGGTCAGACTAGTAATGGGCATATAAATGACCTGTCCCTGGGAAAACTCGGTCCCGTCAGAAATAAAGTCTGCTGAATTTTCCATTGGTCCCGTTATGGCACCGACTACGGAGTCAGTGGTAAATTGAACTGCAGAAAATTCTCCTGTTGTTGCGTTTGTGTGGTTAACATAAACGCAACCATTGGATCCCATTGAATTTGCGATATTAATAGATGATAAGCCCATGATTTATGTGGTTTGGAAAATTTGCCTGGATTGTGAGTTAGTATAATAGGTCCCAACGAGGGGAGCATTTTGGTTTTGTGTTCGCTCTACCCTATCTATCTGACGGAGTAAAAATTCTTCACTGCGTTGCTCCTCTACACCTGCTTTGTCATATTGGCCGTCTCCCCTAAAAAACGAAGCTAGAATAGCAGATGCTAAGTATGCTTCTAAAAATTCAGGTATGTTAGTTGACGAATCGGTGTAAGGAACAAATGCAGTTTTTTCTAAAATGAAAACACTGCTATTGGGATACCTGGGTTGCAGGGCAATTTTGTCACCCATTAAAGTGTAATTTATTGTGTTCGCAGATATATCCACCCAAGGGTTTTTGTCGTACACTGCTAAAACATCACCAGTTATTGAACTGGTGATATTAGTGAACCCTCCTGATGAAGAAACATTATGCTCGGTAACACTTAAAAGTTCAGGCCATTTTGCCCTGTGCCATGCATCTTTTGCATGAAGGTTTAAACTGCTTAAAAAGAAAAACTTGTCCGTTGCATCCAGGGTTTGTAACCCTGCTTGTGCCTGGAAAGTTTGCTCTAGTTCATCGTAGGTCATTGACTACCTCCCTGCCCTGGTAAAACTACCTGGTTGGCCCTGGCAAAACCATGACGGGCAAATTGACTTGTCGGTCTTTCACTTACAATCTTGTGGCGAAACTGCCTTCCAGTGTTTTCTATTCTATTAATTGATTCCTGGAGAATCTTCTCAGCATATTGCTCTTCTAAGATTGCTTTCTGATTTTGCCCGTCTGACTTTAAATGGTCAACATAGGCCCCGTAAATTACATAGTCGTAAACGCAACTTGGAATTGTTCCTGTGTCCACTGAACCATAACCACAAAAACCTGTTGCCCCTGTGGAACTGACTGAATTTGACTGAAGGTATGCTTTGTCTTTTTTGTACGACACATAAACATTGGTCCCACTTAAATTTGCAGAACCTAGACCAGTTCCACTTATTATCTTAACTGCCGTGTTCCCATATGAGTCAGTATCTACCAGGAAAATATATTCACCAGGGTTTAAGTTGGTGGTTGGATCCTGTTTATGAATCCGTAAAACATTGTCTGCCCAAGTGCTTAAATATGCCCCCGTTGCAGGTTGAGAATCATTGGTTGTGATGAAGTTTGAAGTGAGTGAAACTAATTCCCCAAACACACAAAAGTCAGGCCATGCATATGCATCAAATGCCTGGGAAAACCTGGTCTTTAAATTTGCATTAAAAACTGAATCGTCATGGGTGTTCAGGGTATCCAGGCCAAGTAGGGCCTTATACTTATTTTTCCCATTAACAATAGTTTCAGTAAGCATTAATCAGGTTGGATACGGCACTCAGGATTATCCCTCATAAAGGAATCCCGACTACCTTTGTCATCCCAAAATCCAGGGTCATTTTGTTCCATTCTTACAAATGTGGTCAGGTCAATTGCCCCTGTTGGTTTCATGTTTTTTAAACTGGTCCCCTTCAGGTGTTCATTGTCCTTGGCAACCTTGCGTTGCCGTTTCATGTAGTTCTGCTTTTCGTAATATGCAGTCTTATTATTTTCCCTGGCAAGATAGTCATTTAACTCACCATCTGACATGGATTTTTTAGGTCCTCGGATTATTATATTTAAACTCATAATGTAAAAAAGGGGGGTCCTTTACCCCACGAAAAAGACCCCCCATGATTAACCAGGATAACTACAAACCTGGTCAAAAATTAAACAATTGAACCTAGGGGTTTACCTGCCGAAGTAGGTGTGAGGGTCAACATGGTACGAACCATTCCCCGTTTACCTGCTCCGTCAATATCCTCAAGGTCAATTGTGCGAATGTCTTCAAGAAAACGAACAGAAACATGATTATCACTGGGGATAATATATGCTCGGTTACGGGAAGCAGTGTTAAGTGCCCCACCTGAAGTTCTACCATTAAGTAAGGTAGGAATCAGATATACACGACCCCAGTCACTGATATACTCCTGGACCTGCAATTTGAGTACCCCGTCTCCAACATTTTGAGTAAGTTGGAAAGAAGGATTGTCGCTTGCAACACTGGTTCTCGTCATGTCAGCAACCTGGTTAAGGACGGAAGGTCCACCGACCAACTTATAACTGCTTGCTGACCCGTGTTGTTCAAATATTGCCTGGAGTAAACCACGAAGGTTTGCTTCAGTCATTGAACCTGCACTGGTAAGGTCAAAACGGGATCCACTCACTGCTCGGTAACCTTGCTGAAGGGCAGAACCATAAACACCATTTGCAGTGGTATTGGAAGGATCTGTCCATGCTCCCAGGGCACCTAGTTTGTCACCTGAACGAACACCACCTGAAACTGCACTAGCAGACATTTCAGAGTCTGAACAAATAAGTGCTTCAATATCTCGTTTCAACTCAATGAGGGCACGGGCCTTGGAAGTTGCATATAACCCTGAAGGACCTGCAACATCAACTGCCTCTGCTTGTGGTGATACACTGAAGGTTCTTTGAACCTGTTGGATTCTGTTTCCGAAACGGCAACGCTCAGTTGTTTTGTCAACAAAGTCACCAGCGAATGCTAAAGGTGTTCCGTCTGCTACTCCTGGAAAGTTAACCTCGGAAAGGTCATCTACCATCCATTCCGATAGCATGGCTTTTGCTTTTGGCCCCCGTGAGAGCATTGCGAACATTGGTGTAGATTCTACTGCAGTTCTGCGTAAAGTGTTGTCGAGTGATTCCCTGGCACCTCTTACTGAGGGTCTGTCTCCTAATGAATATGATGTTGCTTGTGGCATGAGTTGTTTTTCTCCTTGATAAAATTATGATAAAAATGCGATTAGTTGATCTTCAGACACATTACCTTTTCCTAGAACGGAACTTTTGTTTTTCACTTTTCGGACTGGTGGAGAAACTTCACTTGGGGGTTCGCTTAAAACTTTAGGAACCTTTTTTGTGACCTGCTTAGTTGCAGGTTTTGAACTTTTAGTGCGAACAGACTTACACCCTTCAACTATCAATGATTTTATATACAGGCCATTTGGCAGTGTATCTAAAACTTTGAATCGTTCGTTGGCATTAATCTGTTGGAGTAATTCTGCTTCAGGTGAATTGGAATCTTTTAAGAAAGTAAAAGTTTCCAATGCTTGTTGATCTGATGATGCCCGTTCCTGGAGGAATTTCATTCGAGCAGGGATTGCTTCGTCCAAATGGTCTTCTGCGTTGTCCCGTATTTGCTTGATTTGTTCCTTGGTGTATTCCTGGCCACCTTCTTCAACAAAGGATTCATCTTCATGCTTCCTGGCCCATTTTTTGGCCCCAATTGCCTGTTGTCGTAACTCCTCTAATTGTTCAAATGTTTCAACCTCGGAAACGGATGCTGACTGGGCTTTTTCCTCAAATTCTGTTTTTCTTAAAGCAGAAACCTCGGCCTGGATTGCCTGGTAATTTTCTTCAGCACTTTTTGCCCTGGCAGTTAATTTTCCTATCTGCTTAACAAGTTTTTGTACTGATTTTGGAGTTTTATTCTCCTCTTCCTGGTCATCCTGGTCATCCTCGTCCTCAACCTCTTCCTGGTCCTCTGATTGTGAAAGAACTTCTTCATTCCCATCTTCAGATTCAGTCTCTACCCCCGATTCATCAGTGGTAACCTCCTCTTCCGTTGACTCTTCAGCTACTGGTTCACTCGCTATAAAATTGAGTAAATCGTCACTGGAAAGATTTTCGTTAGGTGTGTCTTCTGTTGCTTCGGCAACCTCGGTTTGGTCTGTAATCTGCATTTTAAATTAAGTTGCATTCTTGACTGCAGGGTTGCCCCTGCCATGAAACTTAATTTTAACCTGAAAAATTTAGTTTTAGACTAAGTATCAGGGGTAAATTCAATTACATCATCATCGAGCCACTCGTTTAACCCCTTGACCACTGACGAAATGATCTGCTCTGCTTCCAGGTCACTTTCCTGGGCAAACTGATTGCACAGGGTGATTACGGCAGACTTAATCTGACCTTCAGGATCCTGTGGGCCTGGCATCGTTAAGATCACGGAGAAAATTATCCAGGACAGAAATGCAACCTGCAATGTGTGCTAAAATCTGTGGATTTTCCACACTGGCAGTTGAGGTTAGATCACCTACATAACCATCCTTCATATCGCTTAAATGCTTTACTAAAAACTCAAAATCCGGCCTGTCATGCAAACCTGCAATTGCATCGTTTAAATTATCCACTTACTTCTTGGGGTTGGGCATTAGATGCAGGGACATTACCAGGGGGTGCCCCTAGCTTGCCCGTAAGTGCATTGCGTTGTTGTTGTTCCTGGAAGGAAATTTGCTTTAGGTAATTTTCCAACCTGGCTTTAAAACCTTCGTCATTTTCAAGCCTGTTTTGAATGTCTTCCCCAGGTATTTCCTCTGTTCCCTGCAAGTAACCCTGGACAACCTGCATTCTTACTTGTGGGTTGGCATTTTCAGGGGCATTCACAACCTGCCCTGATGCAATCTTTGCCAGGTCAGAACTTGTTTCCTCCACTTCTTTCTGTGTCGATGCTTGTTGGGGCATGATCAGTCGGTCAGCAAGATTGGGGTCAATTGACTCGGCAAACAATTTCATTAGTTCCCCAAAGTTAGCTTGACCCTGTCTGTCGTACTGACTGAATACCTCACCCAGTGCTTTCAATTTATCCAGGGATTTATCCTGGTCCAGGGAGTCAGCATTAAAAGTTAATTCAAAGTCAAACTGCTCACTGGTTTCTTCAAAAGTTGCCTGTAGGTCCTGTTCATTACCTGTGGCCCTGACCCATTGCTCAGGACCCCCGTAAGTGCGTTGCAGGTGCCATAATTGTTTAAGCACTGGTCTCCAGTTGGATAACCACATACTGACCATTTCTTGACGAATCAAGTTTGCTTCAACCTGGTCTTCTTTGCTTGTTGGTCTGCCTGCAATTTTATTGGCAATCATGCGTAATTCATTTTCCACTTCAGTTGAAGCAGGTGAATACGCAGGTATGTCCATAAATTGAATTTCACCTGGTCTGCGAACAGGAACAAAACTACCAGGTCCTATCCGTTCAGGTTTTCTTCCAACAAGGTGAGTAAGGGGTGGAATTGTGGAAAGTGATGCTCGGTCAATTCGTGAATCAATCTCAACTTTGATTGCCTGTTCGTAGGGATGCAATATTTCACATAGTCCCCTGGAATCCAAAATACGATGGTTTATTGCTTCTCGGCAGAAACTAGTAAACGGGTATTTACCCTGGGAATAAGCAGACAATTCGTGCTTTGCATATCCTTCAATATCTTCTGAAAAAATAGTGTGGCTTATCAATGGCACCCCGTCTTCGTCCAATTCCCTTCTGTAGCAACTGACCAACCTGATCAACCCTTCGTAATGTTCAATATCATCGTGGTTCCTGTGGACAGGAAAGTCAGTAAAGTCCCCTGATGCATTTTGGGAAGCCCCGTTTTTAATTAGTTCGTCCACAAAGTCAGAGTCAAAACCCTGGGTAAAAATCATTTCTTTCAGGGACTCAGGACTATG